ATTTTGTAACTATAAATATTACACTTTTTCTGAGTATGTTTGACTAAAATTTAATATAGCTGCTGAAAAAAGATCAACAGCATGATCTTCAGCTATTTTAGCTAGTTTGTTAATTTTATCTGCATTTGATTTAGTATTGCCAGCTAAATAAGCCTTAATTGATGAATCCCAATTATCTTTTTCTTCATTCATAAAGATAGCTTTAGCAATTGACTCTGCTATTTCTGTTTGTTCTTTATTCAGAGATTTCTTTTTGTGTTTTTTCTTCAAAGCCTCAATTGTATCGTTAGTTAAATTTTCGTATTCTCTAAAAGATTGTGAAATTTTAGCTACAGAATAATTGGCTATTGCTGGAGCTTTTTTGTTAGATCCTGGAGGCGAAGATGTTTTTGATGATTGAGGAGTAGAAACTCCTGGAGGTCTTCCTGTTTGCCCGCCAGCAGCATTTCCAGCTAATGGAGCATAGAGTCCTTCGTCTTTTAGGTCTTTGTATTTTCTTTGAGACTCAACTGACTCATCTGGAGTTGGCAATCTTCCAGTAGAGATAGCTTGCATACCTTCCTCAGCAGTCAAAACTCCCAACTGCATCAATTGAGCAACAACTCTTTGCCAAACTGAAGCGTCTCTAATGTCTATCTCTTCGAAATGAGGCATTGGGAAATTCTTAAATCCTAAGCTCTTGCAAAGTCTCTTTACTTCTGGCACCAAAAAGTTATTTATGAAAGCTTGTCTTCCCTGCTCAAGTCTTTGCATGAAAATATTTACCTTAATGCTTGTGGCAGAGAACTTCTCGTCACCAATAAGGATATTATTTAGTCCTTGTTGAATGTCTGTGTTTACTACTTCGTATTTTCTGGGATCAAGAATGTTAGCAATGTCAGGAATTATAAATTCAGCTTTAGTAGTAAAGTCTGAAACAAGGACTTTTCCTACAGACTGATTTTGGAAAAGGGCTTGCATAGCTTCAATATTCTTTTGATTAATATTTAAAGCGCCGCTCTTTAATTCAGAGCCCATAGTAATCAATAGAACAGCTTGTTGAGTTGTTCTAGTGAGAGCCATGTCCATCTTTTTCATTTCTTGCTTCCAGTTTATGTCTTCAAGAACTGGGAAGCCCATAGGGACAGAGAATGGCTCGTAATCTTGCTTTTTATAAAATACAGCAGAAACTTTTTCTGTATTAAGAGGAATTGTGATAAACGCTCCTGCTCCAGATAGAGTCTTTTTCTTTAATCTTAGTTTATTTTGCTCATCTAAACTCTTGAGTACTTCTTTATCTTCATCAGTAGTTGGGTGACGCAGTCTTTCCAACTCATAATCAGTTAAGATCTTATAATAATTAGTTCCTACAAAAGAAATATTACCACCATATTGAATGTCTGCTGGATTTAATACCATGTACATTGATGGAAGCTGTAATTTTTCCGCAGCAATAGATTCGCTTCCAAAAACTTGAGTTATTTTATTTACATCTTCTTGCTCTACTTTATAATCGAATCTATAAATAAAAACATTACCAGAACGATAATACTCTCTAAAAAATTTATCAATAAAGTTCTCTATATTTATCTTTTTGAATAGAGCGTTTAGGAAATCTCTAGACTTCTTATTACCGCCTGTGAAGTAAATAGGGCTGCAAGAAAACTCCGTCATCAAATCAATAACATTTCTGAAAGAAGAGAAATTATAATAAGCTTTCTGGCAAAGAATAACTGCATCTCTTACATTGAGCGAGCTTTTGTTAGAAATGGTATTGGAATACTTGAATGGAACTAGACCATAATCAATATTATGGAAACGTTCTGTTCTTTCAATGGTGCCAGCTATGTTTCTGCGAGCAGAAGTGGGAGTATCTGAGGCCGTAGAAGCTGACGCCATCAAAGGAATTATATCTTGGAGTGTTTTTTTCTTCATTCTTGTTCCTTATTTAATCATTAAAAAATTGCCGCTTCTAAAAATTGATCCACTAGGTAAACTAGTGGTTTGAGTATAGTCTGGTAAGCTAGGCATAATTACATATCCAGAAATACCACTTAGAACTATGGACTTTCTAGAATCATGGCCTAAAACTAATTTGTAGTCATCATACAATTCTAACATGGGCAAACCAGCGGCATCGGTAACTGCCCAGAGAGAATTAGACGCACTGCCAATTCCAGTTTCTACGAAAGACATGAATGTTCCGGAAGATCCAACTATAGAAACCATTCCAGAAGATGCTACAATTGCAATTTGACTAGGCGCTGCTAAGCCACTTAAATTAATTCTTGGTGCAGATATGGCAGAATTAAATATTTTTTGACCAGTGAAATTAAAATTGTTTCCGCTAACAATAGAATTAACAACAGTAGCGCTAGAAGTGGCAGAAATCTCGGAAGATAAGTTTCCAGATACTGCATTAGTATAGGATTTTAAATCTCCACTAGTAGTATTAATCTTTGCATTTAAAACTCCACTAGTATTTGATATTTGACCAGTTAAATTTCCGCTAACCAATATCACATATCCACTTAGAGAATTAATAGAGGAGGTTAACGAGTTCCCAGAAGAAGTTAAAGCTGTAGATAAGTTTCCGCTAACTAAATTTGTATAAGCAATTGAATTTTGGCCAGATAAAATAATAGAAGTATTTAAATTGCCTGATGTAGCGTTGAGGTCTACATAAACTTGACCAGTAGCTGTAGCTAGATCTCCATTGTCAATATAGTTTGAGGGGTTAGTGTTTAGAGGGTAATAATTAACGCCTCCGACATCAACAAAGAAGCCAGAAAACTCTGATTGATCAACTTGTTTTCTTCTGATTAAATTAGGCATACCCCAAAGGAATTACACTAAAACATTACTGGAGTAAATGTAAATGTATTATTTTCCGTATTTTGCTTCATTATTTCATTATAGCACTTGAGTCCCCAGTTAGCCAACATAAATGCAGAATAGTTATCTTTTCTGGCTCTAGTTGCTGAAGATCCACGCTTAAGATGCTGCGGTAAATCAAAGTTTTGCATTCCTCTAGAGCTGGTTGTGTATTCTACTAGGGCGCATTGTTTTTTTGTTTGATATATATAGTCATCTTGATTCTCAATAAAATCAAGGTTAGTCCATTCTTGCTTGTCGCCATTAAATATTAATTCTCTTGGCAAATGACTGTCTATTACTTGGCTAAAAAACTTTTCATTAGAGCAAGTTCTAGATCCAAATAAAACTTTCTTATAGTCAATGCAAGCTTGTAAATATTCGTTGCCTTTTCTAATAAATCCAGAGGAGAAGACTTGGCTAAATGCTATTTTTCCTTCTGATTGATTGTACTGAGCTTTTGCGTTTCTAGCTTCGGTCTCATACTCTGTTCCGTCTAGGTCTGAATTAAAATCGAATGCTTTGATTTTTAATTTATTGGATTTAAAAATGTCAGACTCGTTGCAAGTGTCTAAAAATATGTCTGCTCCAGCATTATCACAAATAACTAGAACTACATTAAAGCTTGACATTAAGTAAGCTAAATATTTAACGTGATTATTTAGGTTCCCTAAGCCAGAATAAGTATGAACAAGAATTCCTATTCCAGTATCATCATCTATTTCTAAAACAGCCATAGCAAAATAGTCCGCATTTGGGCTATCGCTCATGTTAGGATCAATTCCTATGACGTATCTTTTCCCAGCGCTGCCTCTAACTAGAGTATGAGGGTATTCGTCTTTAAGAGTACACTCTTCCATCTTCTTTGCGCTAAAATAACTATCTGATCCATCGGTAAATTGAGCGCAATACTCTCTAAGAAATGCAGAGTGAGAAGTTCCACCACTTTGAGCTTCTTCAATAATTGTTTTATCTATCATCTCTGCTGGCAAAGCCTCATATCCTAACTGAGAAACGAAATAAGTAGAGTCTTCTTTTTCTGGCGATGTTATTTTGTTGACCCACTCTTGATAAGTCTTATAAAGATTCTCAAAAGTATAGCTTGCAGAAGAAAGAGCTATCATTTTAGAGTTATTCACAAAGACCATTCTATCTTCTTCCTCCATCTTACCTTCTTTAATTAGCAAGTCCTCCATTTCTCGAATATCAATACGCCTTTTCATGTCTTGAGGAGCAACAAGGAATGGCATCAATACATTTTTGATAATCTCTTCTGGCAAAAGTAAGAACTCATCTAGTACAAGAATGTTTGCACGGAAACCACGAATCTTTTCGCCGCTTAGAGGAATAGCTCTGATAGATCCGCCATTGATATCCCATTCATAGAGATCGTTTCTTTTGCTCTTAGCTCCAAAAGCTTGGAATAATAATTCCGCGCCTTTAGTTTCGGACATTTTTTCTATGTTATTGAATATTGCTCTAGCTGTACGAAAAGTAGGGCCAGCTATTAGTATCTTTGTGTTTGGTTCAAAGATGCATTGCAGCACACAATACACACTAGCAATGAATGACTTGGCGCAACCACGACCCCAAACGCACATAGAGAAGTTTCTATTGAACATTCCCTTTAAAGTGATCTCTTGATAAGGAGAAAGTTTAATTCCAGTCAATAAATATGTAGTTAAATAAAGATTTTGCCGCAAAAATTTACAAAGAGTAATCTTTGCTTCTCTATCTTCAAGCTCTCCCTTAAGTTGACTAAAAATTTCGTTATAATTTTGAGTCTTCTTTTTGTATTTAGTTGTTTCGTGCCACATATTACAGTAGTTTTAAGTCGTACATTAATTGTAGGTCGTATTTTTTGTATTCGCCATTGCTAAAAAATACTTTCTTCATTATTCTGACGCATTCTTCTCTACCATCTACGAATAAAAATTGTACATTGCTATATTTCTGAATTAGCTCTCTAACATTAAAGAAAATAAACTCTGGTGTGACTTTAATTTTCTTAGAGACGTAGTTGAGATACTGAAAACTCAAGCACTCTTGAAGCGGGCGCTCTACCAATACAATTAGGTTGGCTTCTGCTGCTATGGAGCGCTCAATCTCTCTACAAAATCTCTCGTATCCACCGCTCATTGTGCCAATGAAATCAGAGATAGACTTTCTTTCAATATAACATTTATTTTCTGGATCATTAATGGCGTAATCTCCGAATTTTAAGCCTTTAACTTCTGTTGGGTAGTCAATAACAAGAGGCATCTGCTCTCTGGTATCAATATAAATACTAAAGCCGTCCTTAATTTTATATTTTAACTCTTCTTTTGGATATTCGTATTTGTTTTTGAAGCCCATTTCACTACAAAGGCTATAATAATCAGAGAAAAGACTGTGATAATAAGGAACGGGCGGGCTAGTAATAGATCTGAGCTCCACTTCAGTAGGTGCATAAATTAAGTTGTGTTTTTCTTTTCTTTGAGAGAGGAGTTTTTTTAAATAATCTTTTTGAAGGGCTAAGTCTTGTAGCTTTAGCCATTTTTTCATGGAGATTTTATTATTAAAATCATTAGAGAAGTAATAGTCTTTGTTTTTAAAGTTTATTAATTCTCCAGTGAGCAAATCGTATCTCGGCTCATGAGTTTGGTAGTACTCTACCATTCTCAATTGATGAGACTTGAGATGCCCATGAAAAGATTTATCTGTTTCAAACTCTACGTTGCAAATTTTACATTTAACCATCTAAAACTTCCTCCTCTGTTAGGCCAAAAATGCGAGCTTTAACATCGTCCATAGATGAGAGCCGGCCGACTTCTCCCTTTAAGACTTCTCTTCTCATATCTGCCATCTTTATCATTTCTTTTCTAGTGTCTTCGTCTTTCCACATTTGAACTAGGTTAAGAATAGAGGCATTATCTTTTACTTGATTAGATAGTCTTTCACTTCTTTTGACTTTTAGGTCGTTAAGAAGTTTTTGTTGGCGAGTAACACATTGATTGTATTCTGTTCGGGCTGAAGTTACTGCTTCTATTAGAGGCATTGGAATTCTATTGCCAGAATTTACTTCTATATCTATCTGCTCTTGCAGAGTTTGTATTGCTGCTTGAATATTAGAAGAGATTACTACCTCTGTTGCCAAAACAATATACTGATCTACCTCTTCTTGGGTAAGATCTGACTTATCGTAGGTATACCTGATGAAGCTGCTCTCAAATAAATCTCTGTCCCCTTGCTTTCCGTATGTTCCTATCTGATGGAGAAATCTATAGGTATGTAAATAAGATATTAGAGATGTTAATTCTTTTTTGTTTCGGGCTGTAATTTTGTCTTTGTCTAATCCATTGAGAACATACTTATTTACTCTTACTAAAGCCCGCTCCGAATTCTTAGGTGGCTTATAATCTCCCTGACTCTCTTCCTCTTCTGTGCTAGTTCCTGGGTTAACCTGCTTAGGTAAGGAGTCCAAATACTCTTGAACACTTCTAGCTTCTATTGAGAGGTTATTTAAAGAGTAGTTTTGAAAAAGCTCTCTAGATATTTCTACGGCAGACATTAAAGAAGCATTATTAGAGATATAATCCTTCTGATCTTGAGTAAAATCGATTCTATTCTTGGGAGTGTATTGGCTTTTAGTTTTTACATTTAAAGACCTAGAGGCTAAAAAAATTTTTACCGCTTTACCATAAACGCTTCTGCCATCAACATTAGGAACATCAGGAAAAGCTTTTTGAGTAAGCTCTTGCAGACTTGGTGGGTTGTCCTTATTGGTATTCCAGATTTGAATGATTAAATCTTCTTGCTCTTTTGTTAAGGTTGGTTGATTCATAGATCTATTTCTCCATTTCTAATGACAAGTTTTGCTTTTTTTATTATAGATTTTTGAATATTTCTAAGCTGTTTGTTGTATCCTGTTTTAGAGCTCTTA